CGACATGGTTCCTTATGTCTTCTAGAATTTTATCTAGTTCAAGGCCAGCAGTGTCTTTTTTGCGTCTCGTCAGGTGATAATGAGCCACCACACCTTCGAAGTCACCAGCTGCTGCCGTGTCATCAACTGTACTAAGTAGTTCGCCATTCTCGTCAAGGGGGCATTCTAGTTTAATTCCATAATGTTCACTTAGACCTTTGAGCAGTGCCTTGTATGCTTCGATCTGGGCCGGGTAGTATCCCAGAAAAGGCTCAAGGGTCCTTCCATGCATTGGCGCATCTTCGATGATGGGTCTTTCCCCAAATCCTCTCCGCACATACCAGTCTTGATATTTGGTGTAATAAGCGTTCGAGAAATCAATACCAATACTTGCCTTATTAACAGAACGAATGCCGGCATGCCAGCCGACATGTTTTGTATCAACCATCTGATAGATGGTTCCGTCATTGTCAATGATAAAATGAGAAGAGATGCCTCGCTTCTTTAAAATCCTGTAACAAGAATCAGCAGACAAAGCAGCGTCCCAATGAGTTACAATCATCGTTGGTTGCCGATCGTCAAGCCTGAAGTCATAACAATTACCTGGCAAACGCTTATGGTCTGCATGAAACAAACTAATCGTTTTATCCCAATCAAGTTTAACCTCTTCTCCATTACAAATGATATGATCTGTGTCGGCGTTTGCCTCTCGCCCCGTTAATACTCTCGCATAAGTCATCGGACCACAAAGACCATCGGCGTCTAAACCATGATCTTTCTGAAACTCTGCAATTCTCTCCACTAGATCTTCATCAAAACTATCAGCGCCAAACCAGCTGGGCGCCCAGCCATGTTTAATCGCGGATTCCTTATTGTATTGTATTTTTGCTTGGGTATCCATGTTATTCCTCGCAAATTGCTTCCGTCAATAATCTAGTGACCACATAGGGATCACAATTTGCATTGGGTCGCCTGTCTTCGATATAACCTTTCTGATCTTTCTCAACTTGCCAAGGAATACGGATAGATGCTCCACGATCGGAGACACCATAGCGAAACTCGGTATAGCTACAAGTCTCGTGTTTGCCCGTCAATCGCTCCTCAATCCCGTGGCCATAATTCTCAACGTGATGGCTTGCCCGCTCACCAAGAGCCACGCAGGCATCAACACAGGCAGCATATGACCGTCGCATCTCTAGGTTGCTGACGTTGGCGTGGCAACCTGCGCCGTTCCAATCTCCTGCGGCTGGTTTGCCGGCAAAAGATACTGTGACATCGTGCTTCTCTGCGATTCGCATGAGCAACCAGCGAGCGATAATAAGTTGATCAGCGACTTTGGGCGAGCCTACAGCGCCAACCTGAAACTCCCACTGACCAGGCATCACCTCGGCATTGATACCTGAAATGTTCAGGCCGGCCTGCATACAAGCGTCCATGTGTTCTTCAGCAATTTCGCGGCCATAAATGTTGTCTGCGCCAACAGCACAATAGAAATCACCTTGCTCTTTCTGATTCTTCGTAAAGCCGAGAGGCCGACCGCTCTTGAAGAGCGTATATTCTTGCTCTAGACCGAAGAGCATCTGCTGTTCCCTGTGTGTATTGTGCGTGCTTGCACAGGCATACCTAGTGTTGGATTCATGCGGTGTCCCATCTGTGTTCATAACTTCGCACAAGACCAGGAGGTTATTTCCACCTCGGATTGGATCTGCACAGACGTAAGCTGGGCTTAGAACACAATCGGATGCATCTCCTGGTGCTTGATTCGTGCTTGATCCATCAAAGCCCCAAACAGGCGGTTTGGCCTTCATTGAAGTAGGTGGCTTAATGATCTTCGTTTTACTTCTTATTTGTGCTGTTGGTTTAGTACCATCCAACCAAATATATTCTGCTTTAATAAGTGACATACTTTCTCTCCCTTGTTTAGTGAATATTATACTTCTTTTATTGAAGTTTGTTAATTATTTTCCAAGATTTCTAAAACTTCGCGAACCTCTGGTACATTCCTTCTCCTCGCATGTTCAAGGTAGAATTTTTTGACCAGGTATCGATCAAATGGAAACATCCAATAATATGCCGAACTTGAAAATTGCTTTTCGACAATTGAATCAATAAACTTGCCGTATCTCCAGTTTGGGCCAAGAAAGTGACACCACACAGCTAGAGTCATCCGATATCCTCGAAATTCTAGCCATGCTCTTGTTGGGCTTGGTATTGGAAGTAGGAATAGGAGACACAAGTACCATAACGGGCTATTGCCGAAGGCCCCTAGTAGAGCAAACGGCGCAAGGTTCTGTGGAAATAGGTAAAGGAAGTTGAAAAATAACCACATCCTCTTCCTATCTTTTAGGTGAACATATTCGTGTGCCAAAGTTGCAATGGCGGCGACGTGATCTTTCTCCCGCCATGGCAACTCGGGCACATATACCTTGGGATACAAGGTCGTTACATATCCGGTTGAAAACGTCTTGTTGAAGAATAAAAGCTTGGATAGGAGTCTCATGAGAGGACTCTTTCTTTTGTCTTCAATCCGGAAACCAGGAATTTGTTTTGCGATGTGCTGTTCTAGTTTTTTTCTAGTAACTTCTGGGCTCGGAAGACCCATGGCACACCTTTACTTCTTAGATCGGTTTTTAATTCTCTTAAGAATTCTTTCAGAAAGCTGATCGGCAACCGCATCCTTGTGGTTCTCCTCCTGGAGACGACCGGTGACGCGTCGAAGCACCTCTTGCTTGAGGGCGTGACGATATTCAGCCTCTCGTTGAAGGTTCTCTTGATGAATTGCCTGATGATATGCTGCCTGATGATATGCTGCTGCCCGATTGTAAGACTCGGGGACGGTCGCGACCTCCTGCTCCCGGCTCGCCGCGGTTTGGCCTGCGCGCGCGAATCGGGGGTGTTCACCCCGAACCCCGCTATGTCGCGTCGCCCCTTGGGCTGACGGCGTGCGAGTCATACCGACGCCTCCGCGGCCGGGGCGCGCTGGTTGTGTGGAAAGGGATGTCGCACCGCGCTCACGCTCCGGAGTGCTCTCGATCTCCTGCTCTTCGAGACTGTCTTCTTCCTGCATCACGGCCTCAAGATCCTCTTCTTCGGGCCCAAGATCCTCGTCTTCGGGCCCAAGATCCTCGTCTTCGGGCTCAGTATCGGGCCCAACTTTGATCTCCGCGCCTGTCATAGCGCTAATAACATCCATAAGCTGCTCAATAGCATCAGCAAGCTCAACATGCTCACCCGGTGCCTCTTCGGGACCTTCGAGTTCTTCATCATCCATGTCTAGATCAAGTACTTCTTCATCGCCCTCGACGCCTTCCAATCCAGACGGACCATCCTGAAGATCTTCACCCTCGAACGGCTCTTGCTCTTCGACAACTTCCTGGACCAAGCCGTCGACAAACCCATCACTAAGTTTATCAATCTCGGCCAATTTCATAAATCGACGAACCGTGTTCTCATTTAATAGACTTTTGTTTGTGTTGCTCATTAGTAAACTCCTTATAAACCAAGCTTTCGTATAATAAATAGTATATTAATTTATAAAAATACTTTTTTTAGTAAGCTTTGTCTTTGTTCAAAAGTTTCACTACTTTTCTTGCTGCTTGGTCTTGTATTTGTTTTACTCTCACAAAGCTTATTCCCATTCTGTCGGCCACTTCTCGCAATGTCAGTTCGCCCGTATGGTTGTTCCGGACAGCATGCAAAGTGCAATTTAAGTCTTCTTCATGATCAATCCACAATCTACAATCCCCACAGGGACAACTAGTATTCAATTCTTCGCATCTTTTTGCGCATTCTCTCATAAGTCTGGGTGCTCCTCTTCTAGTAAATCAAATATGCTATCTATTTCCCCTTCGTTAAGTGCGAATTTCGACTTAACTTCTCTTTGTTTTTTGCTTGCTTTCTTGATCTTCTTTCTCTTGTTTTCGCTGCGGACTTCGTTGTCCGACATGTGTTCGTCTAGAAATGCCATGAAATGATCGTTCTTTTCAAGGTAGGCAGTCACAACCGCCCTGAAGAATTCAGATTGTTTCATGCCATCATACTGCAACCTGATTCTCAGATCGGCATGACGCTTATCTGAGTCATAGAAAGTAATCTTCTTATATTCTTTCCCGTATTTTACCGGTTCGAATTTCTCAGACATCATCTCCTCAAAATGTGTGTTGAACTCTCAACTTGGCCGGCACCTGTCTGCTTGACAAACTGGGCCTTAAACTGCATCCCATAAATGGTCCGAGAACCAGAATAGGAAAGGCCGCTGCGAATACCGTTTTCAAGATCTTGCAGGACTTCTGCAACTGGACCTTTGTAGGGGACCGTTGTCGAAACACCTTCATTAGATGAATGTGTGCCTCGCCAATCTTTCTGAGCCTCCTTCGAGGCCATTCCACGATAAACTTTGTATTTCTTCCCCCTCTTGCCTTCGAATAATTCGCCTGGCGTCTCAGTTGTGCCGGCAAGGAGAGAGCCGAGGATAACAAAGTCAGCACCAGCAGCCAATGCTTTCACAATATCGCCAGATGTCTTCATACCGCCATCGGCAATGATGGTCGTATCATATTCCGATTCGGCACAATCCAAAATAGATTGGAAAGTGGGACATCCGTGTCCTGTTTGGATCCTCGTAGAACAGATCGATCCGCCGCCAATGCCGACACGGATGCTGTCTGCTCCCCATTCTGATAGGCGATCGTATCCCTCGCGAGATGCAACGTTGCCAGCCATCAGGTGGATGCTTTCCCCATACTCTTCTTTAAGTCTCTCGATGGCATTACGCATCAAGACGTGATCGCCATGAGCAACATCTAAGCAGAAAATACGAATGCCTGCGCCATGTAATGCGCTGGCACGCTCAAAATAATCTCCTGTCACGCCAATGGCTGCAGCGCGAACTCCTTCATAACTGGCAAGTCCCACTTGTTCTGGGATCGTACAATAGCGATGAATAAACCCCAGGCCGCCAGCCTCGCCCATGGCTATAGCCATTTCAGTTTCAGTGATTGTATCCATTGGGCTGGAGATGATGGGTAGGGGGAATGTCGTGTTCCCCAACCTACTCTCTATATTTACCTCTGTTCTACTCTTGACATCTGAATATTGCGGAACCAATAGCACGTCGTCAAAAGATAAACACTCTTTCATTTTAATCTTCATATTTCTTAATAAGCCTGTCTAAATACCATTTCGCCTTTTTGAGATCCTCTAAAGGTTCTTTTTTATACTTGTGGCGAGATACATATTTGATAATGTTTCCAACTGTGAAGTTAAAGTCCCAGCTGTCGATGAAGTCGATCACCTCAATCCCCTGGTTATAGTGGGGCGGGTGATCGACTGCTTCTTCGGCTGGAGCCTTTTCTAGAGAAGCTGGTTTGTGTGTAAACTCCGGCTCCCTGTCAAAACCCACATACTGATCTTCAATCTTCGTCACCCGCTTCCTCTTCGGAAACTTCGGGCTCCTCGAAGTGCTTAACTAAGTCGTCGCTACCTCCGACAAGCATTGGGTGCGGCATTGGTTTGTCCTGCCAAGGAACCTCTTTATGAACAATGTATTGAATAACTGGGACAGTGTTCATTTCATTTTGCTTCTTGACTTCATCCAGAAGTTCCGGGTGATGTGTGAGATTTCCAACCATAAATGGTTCTTTTTGCTCCCTCAACGTCCCGATTGCTTTGTCGCAATAAGAGCATCCATCCTGTGTGTATACGATATAATAGTCTTTCATCTTGCCTCCATTGTTTTGATGATAGTTTGTGGTTGTGATTCAAAGACCACAACTGCTGATGGGAATGGTGCGCTATTTTCGCTATTCCCAAATTTTAATCTTCCTTTGACGAAGTGTATTTCTTTTGCCCTCATACAATATTCATGCCAGTATCTTGTGTCTGTCCTGGCTGGTATGAGACAGACAATCCTTGTGCCTGGTTTCAAAGATTCCGAATAGGCTTTCCTGAGCCAGTCCTTGATTTCGCGACCATAAGGCGGGTTCATGAACACCGTCTGCCCATCCCAATCCTGAAACAACCCATTGTCTGATGGTGTGAAATAGTTCTCCGACA